AGGTGAGGTATGCTCTTGATTTTCTCTAATAATGTTTTCATAAAAAGTTCTTACTTTATAAAATGAATCGTATTTTGTAGAAAAGGTTCTTCTGTAAGAATTAGCCTGTTCTTTAAACTGTTCTATAATATCATCGGTTATTTCAAGATTAAGATCTTCAGCAACAGATGTTAAAAATTGTGTATACTCATCCTCAAAAACTACAACACATGCTTTAAAAATATAACTAAAATCCATGGAAACATTAGTAAAAGGAAGATTGTATAATCTATAGTCTATAACTTCCTTTCTTTGCCCAGAAATCAATTCATACATTTCATCGTTTAATTGTTTCATGGCTAGTACGTATTTATTAGATGAAGGCTCATTTATTTTATCGTAGAGTCTTCTAAAAAACAAAGAAGGTTTTTCTAAGTTTCCGATATCAATATTATGTTTAATGATATTGTTTGTAAAGGTGAACTAAAAAATAACTATGGTAAATATATAAAGACAGGATTATCTGAGTATCTACCGTATACATATGAAGTTTTACATTTATTGGGTGGTGGTAAATGCCTTGCTAGAATAGAAGAAGTTGAATCCAATGTGACCATAGGTTGGCATAGTCATTCGTTAGAATTTGATCAACCAGAGTCCCTTTTAATAGTACAACTTCCTATTAGTATTCCAACAGATTTTAAATATTCTGTTATAGACTATGCTCAGTATAGAACCTCAGATTTTACCAAAAATTCTTTGCGTTCATATGATTCTAAATATGTATTAGGAACTCCCTATATTTTTAACTCGTATCATTATCATAATGTGTTTAACTATGGAGAAACCCCAGCATTAATGATAAGGTTTTTTGTAGATATAGAAGATTTAGATATAAAAACTGCGATAGAATCATATTCAGGAGACCTAATCGTAGGTCTTCCTAAATAATAAATAACTTGTAAACCATAGGAACAACCATAAATGGCTTCGATTACAACTAGAGAAACAGGAACTACTGGCACAGGTGGTGTCACTAGGAAAAATCTCCCTCTAACAAATGCCGAAATTGATACTAACTTTATCAATCTAAACACTGATAAATTAGAGGCATCGTATACAGGTAATTCTAATCTTGTTACTCTAGGTACAGTTACGACTGGAACATGGAATGCAACTACAATTGCTACAACTCATGGTGGAACTGGACTAACATCGTTTACTTCTGGTGGAGCAGTTTTTGCCAACAGTTCTTATGCTTTAAGCACGGGAACTCTGCCCATTACTGCTGGTGGAACTGGTATTACCGATACCCCAGTTAGTGGTAGTTTACTGGTCGGTACATCTGCTGGTGCTTATGTTAGTACTACGCTGACTGGAACTGCAAATAGAATTTCAGTAACTAATACTTCTGGTGTTATTACTCTTTCAACTCCACAAGATACAGCAACATCTTCTAATATAAGATTTGGTTCACTTGGTATCGGAGTTGCAGCGACTGGTGTTGCTGGTAGCATTGTTGCAACAGATGAGATTACCTCGTTCTATTCAGACGAGAGACTTAAAGAAAATATTGTATTAATTCCAAATGCACTAGACAAAGTTATGACTCTTCGTGGAGTTACATACGAGCCAAATAGTTTGGCAGAGTCATTTGGATTTAGAAAAGAAAAACAAGTCGGGGTTCTTGCTGCCGATGTGGAAGCAATATTACCCGAAGCAGTTAAACCTGCTCCGTTTGATATGATGCTTTTTGAAAATGCTGTTATCTCCCGTAGTGGAGAGGACTACAAAACTGTTCAATATGAGAAACTTGTTCCGCTTCTTATAGAAGCGATCAAAGAACTAAATAACGAAGTAAAGAAATTAAAGGGGATTAAGTAATGCCAAGTACAATACTAGGAACTCAAGCAGTAACACTGCCTACTGATACAACTGCAAACAGACCATCTGGTGTGCAGGGGATGATCAGATTTAATAGCACAAGAAATGCACCAGAATGGTATGATAATGTTTCTGGTTCATGGGTTCTCTTTGCTGACAATGCACCATACTCAGCAGAAGTTATGCTCTGTGGTGGCGGTGGTGGCGGTGGTAATGCATGCGGTGGTGGCGGTGGTGGCGGGATGGTGTATATAACAAGCTATTCACTTGGAACTGGTTCATCGTATGGAGTTACCATTGGTGGTGGTGGTGGTGGATCGAGCAATTGGGGTGGAACTGGCAGCAATGGCGGAAACACTGTATTTGGTCCATTAACTGCACTTGGTGGTGGAGCAGGAAATCATGGTGGTGGTTCTCCAGGTGGTTCTGCAGGTGGTACGGCTGGAGGGACTGCGACTCAGCAACAAACATCTCAAGCTGGCGATTCTGGAACATATGGTTTTGGTAATAACTCATCTGGTGGAAATCAATCAAACTGTCATGGTGGTGGCGGTGCGGGTGGTGCATCTAGTAGTCAAACAGGTGGTGCTGGTAAAACAGTTTCTACTACAGGTACTTCTACACAGTTTGGTGCTGGTGGCGGTGGCGGTGGACGTGGTGGTTCTGGTCCTGCTGGTGCTGGTAATGGTAACTATGGTAATGGTGGTAATTCAAGCCAAGGGCAAAATCCAGGTGGTGGTAACTCAAATGGTGGTAATCAAGGTATAGTTGCTATTAAATACACTGGAGCCACACGAGCCTCTGGTGGTTCGATAACAAACTCAGGAGGAAATACGTTTCACGTATTTACTACTGCTGGCACTTACATAGCTTAAGGATAATTTATGGCACACTATGCAAAAGTAAATGCTATAACTAAAAAGGTAGAAAATGTAATTAAAGCTGAACAAGACTTTATTAATACATTACCTGATAGTGGTTTCTGGGTTCAAACTTCGTATAATACTCATCATGGCAAGTATTATACACCTCAACCGCAACCAGAAACTGCGGGACAAAATTATAATGATGCAAATTTAGCAGTAGATCAATCTAAAGCACTAAGATGGAATTATGCTGTAATTGGTGGTACATATGATGCAGAAAAAGATGCATTTCTCTATCGAAAACCATATCCATCTTGGGTATTAGATGAAACAATTATGGACTGGAAAGCACCTGTTCCATATCCTAGTGGTGTGCTTACCTCTCATGTTTGGGACGAAGAAACTACAAGCTGGATAGAAATAGATTAAATATCCAAACCCTCCTTCTGGAGGGTTTTTTAGTTGCAGTCTCTGGTATTATAAATAAGAAGTATACAAATTTTATCGGATTCCAGAATGGCAACTATTAGCAATCTTTATGTGGACGCTGGAGCGACATACAGTAATATTATCACTGTAACTGCTTCTAATGGTCAGGCTCTTGCTTTGACCAGCTACACTGTTGCTTCCCAGATGAGGAAGTCTTATTCTTCTAGTACAGTTTATGCATTCACAGCTAGTATTTACGACGCTGCAACTGGAAAAATCCGATTACAATTAACTCCCAATCAATCCGAAGCCATTCCTGCTGGAAGATGGTTGTACGATGTGGAGATCACTTCACCTTCTGGTACAAAAACTAGAGTGGTAGAAGGGATCGTAACAGTAAATCCTCAAATTACTCAAATATAATTATGGCAGAAATCACAGCAGTCGTAACACCTGATGAAGCATTAACAGTTGCAGTGTCGGAGGGTACATATGTACTCAACACCTCAACTAATTTGGCTAATCCAGCCGTAGTAGAATCTATGGGTTCAATCGCAAATGTCGATGTTACTACAAATGGCCAGATAAATGGCTCGGTATTGGTCTACAAAACAACAACAAACAAATGGACTTCCACTACAACTCTTGATGCGCAAGATGTAACTGGTGGCCAATATTAACTGTAACGGAGAATAAAAGATGGCATCAATAATTAGAATAAAAAGATCGTCGACAGCAGGAAATCCAACAACACTTGGTGCTGGTGAGTTAGCATACTCAGCACTTGGTAATAACGACTCTAATGGTGGTGATAGACTATACATTGGTATAGGTGCAGAAACTGCAGGTGATGCAGCAAACCATATAGTTATTGGTGGTAAGTACTTTACTGATTTATTGGATCATACTCGTGGTACACTGACAGCATCATCTGCACTAATTACCGACTCAAATAGCAAGTTAGATAACCTTAAAGTTGATAACCTCGACTTAAATGGTAACACAATATCTTCTACTGATACCAATGGCAATTTAACTCTTGCTCCAAATGGTACTGGTAAATTAGTTCTTAATAATCCATATATTGGCGGAGATAGTGTAACTCTTGCTGAATTCATCTATGATACAATTGGTGGTGCAGTTACTGCTGGTACTGGTCTTACTGTTACCAACGATGATAATGCAAACACATCTACCATTCGTATTACTAATACTGCAGTAACTGCAGGATCTTATGGATCTGCCACTGCGATTCCTACATTTACTGTTAATGCACAGGGTCAATTAACTGCAGCTTCTACTGTTTCTATTACCACTACACTTGGTATTGCTGGTGACACTGGTACAGATTCAATCGCTTTAGCTACTGATACAATTACATTTGCTGGTGGTACTGGTATTACTTCAACAGTAACTTCAGCAACTAATACAGTCGACTTTAGTATTGATAACACTGTTGTTACTTTAGATGGCACTCAGACTCTTACAAATAAGACTCTTACTAACCCAACTATCAGTGGTGTTAATGTTTCAGATAGTAGCATTGTCTTTGAAGGTGCGACTGCTGATGCATTTGAAACAACACTTTTTGTAACTGATCCAACTGCGGATCGTACTGTTACAATTCCAGACGCAACTGGTACTGTTGTTCTAGCAGATCTTACTCAGACTCTTACAAATAAGACCATCAACTTAGCGAACAATACACTAACTACTACTTCTGCTCAGTTGGCTACTGCCATCTCCGATGAAACTGGTACTGGTGTTGTAGTATTCTCTAATACTCCAACTCTTGTAACTCCAGTATTGGGTGTTGCCACTGCAACTAGTATTAACAAAGTTACTCTTACTACTCCAGCAACTGGATCTACGCTAACTATTGCTGACGGTAAAACTCTTACTGCAAGCAATACATTAACTTTCACTGGTACAGATACTTCTTCTGTGGCATTCGGATCTGGTGGTACTGTTGCATATGTAGCAGACAAACTAAGCGCATTTGCTGCAACTACTTCTTCTGAACTTGCTGGTGTAATCTCCGACGAGACTGGCACTGGTGCTCTAGTATTTGCTAATACTCCTACTCTAGTTACTCCAGTTCTTGGTGCTGCAACTGCCACTAGCATTACTGCCACTTCTGGTAATATGACTGTTAATGCTGCAGCTGGCAATAACAGTGTAAACTTAGTTCCTACTGGAACTGGTACTGTTGATGTTGCCAACAAGCGTATCACTTCTGTTGCTGAACCTACTCAGTCTAGCGATGCTGCAACTAAGAACTATGTTGATGCAGTTAAAACTGGTCTTGATGTTAAAGACTCAGTTATTGTTACTACAACTGCTAATCTAACTGCAACATATTCTAACGGAACTTCTGGTGTTGGCGCAACTCTTACTAACTCTGGCACTCAAGCTGCAATTACTATTGATAGTAGAGTTCTTGTTCTTAACGAGCGTGTTCTTGTTAAAGACCAAACTACTGGTTTACAGAATGGTTTCTATAAAGTTACTACTGTTGGTACTGCTTCTACAAACTGGGTATTAACTCGCACAGTTGATGCTGATGAAGCCAGTGAAATAACTCCAGGCGCATTTACTTTCGTTGAAGAAGGTACTGTTGGCGCAAATAATGGTTATGTTTGTACCAATGTAGGTGCCATTACTATTGGTACTACTGCAATTAGTTTTGTTCAGTTCTCTGGTGCTGGTTCTGTTATTGCTGGTGATGGTTTAACTAAATCTGGCAATACACTAAATGTTGTTGGTACTAATAACCGTATTTCTATCTCTGCTGATGCAGTCGACATCTCTTCAAGTTATGTTGGTCAAGCAACCATCACTACTCTTGGAACTATTGGTACTGGTACTTGGCAAGGTAGCGTAATTGCTGGTGAATATGGTGGTACTGGTGTTGCTAACACTGGTAAGACAATTACACTCGGTGGTAATCTTACTACTTCTGGTGCACATACTACTGCGCTAACTACAACTGCCAATACTACATTAACACTGCCTGTTACTGGTACTCTTGCTACTTTAGCTGGCACTGAAAGTCTTTCTAATAAGACAATTACTTTATCTAGTTTTAGTGGTACTACCATTGCTGCTTCTGGTGCAGTAACATTTACTGCTGGTACTGCTTCTTCAAGTTCTACAACTGGTACAGTAGTTGTAACTGGAGGTGTTGGTGTTAGTGGTAACATTTATGGTGCTGGTGCAGCAACTTCAACTCTTGATGGATTTAACATCGATGGTGGCACTTATTAAACTGAACTAAATACTTGGTGGGTGTAATTCCCACCCCAGTATATACTGGTTGTTTTAATTCTACATAGAATAGGTTATCATGGCTAACACAGTCGTTCTTAAACGAAGTGCCGTTCAAGGCAAAACTCCAGTTGTAGGAGATCTTGCGCTTGGAGAGTTAGCACTCAACACATACGATGGTAACCTATTCTTCAAAAAAGATAGTGGAACTGCTTCCATTATATCTGTAGCCACATTAACTGGCACACAAACTCTAACAAACAAATCCCTGACTTCTCCTGTAATTACTGGCACATTAACTGCTGGTGGTGGTGTAGGTACTAACGGACAGTTTTTAAAAACTACTGGTACTGGTATTGCTTGGGCAGCACCAACATTATCGGCATCATTAAGTGATGTTGTTATTTCTTCTCCCGTGGCCAATCAGGTATTAACATGGACTGGTGCTGCTTGGATTAATCAAGATTCTACTCAGCAAGTCGCTTCTGCTATTTTTGGATCAACATTATATGATATGGGATATGTCTTTGATGCAGTGACAATTTCAGAAGATGAAGGAGATGTTATAACAGCAGCAACATTCATTTATGACTTGGGTGTTTTAAGTTTTACAGGTATTATCTCATTGAACAACCTCGATCAGTCTGTTAAAGGTGATTATCTTGGTTACTCTATTATTTTTGGTTTCTAAAGGAAAGATATGGCACGCCAGTTAATTGAAAAATATATATTTACTCCAGGAGTTGCAGGTTCAGGTACACTAAAATTTCCAGGTAAGTGTGATTTAACTCAGCTGTTGATTATCGCAAATAAAACAAATCAAGCGAATATGTATGCGCTTGGTGATGCAACTCGCAATGGTACTATTGCATATGATGCTGCTGATAACACTACATTTTATTCTGAGCAACAGGGTGTCACAACAGTAACATTTACGTCAGATACTTCTTCTTATCTTTCTACTGATAAAATTGCCATTTATACTGATGCTCCAAAAAATATTGGTAACATTGTTCGTCCATATGCGTTTGGTGTTGATGCTATCGAAAGAATGCGTGTTGCCAATCCACAGTCATTAATTGATGCTGACTTTGAATACGGTCTACAACCAACTAAATGGCAGAACTATTTTGATCAAAGAAATATTCCAGGTATTTTTGAGAAACCTGGACTAGATTTATTCGTAACAGATATTACAACTGATGGTAATTCTCCATCATTAATTACAGTAACTACTTCCGTTGCACATGGTTTGAGTGCTGGTATCCCTGTTATTGTTTATGGGTTGGGTAATACTGCATCATCTTCTAGGGCTGAAGGATCATTTGTTATTCACACATCAACGGCTACTACCCTAACATATTTTGCAAAAGGTATTGTTGGAACTAATGGATTGTCATTATTCTCTGCATCCGCATATGCTCGTCGTGGTGGTTTTTATAGTGGTGCTGCATTACCAGTTTATACTGTTACATCTAATGAAGCAAATCCTTCTGTTATAACTGTTACATGTTCTGCAAATCATGGTATTGTTCCAGGTTGCCCATTAGTTGGTGTTGTTGGTTCTGCTGGCACTAATCATTTATTATTAACAGGCAACTTTTACGCTGAGACAGTTCCTTCTGACACTACATTTACATTTACTGCTCGTGTTGGTGGGGCTGTTTCTACCACTTCAATTGGAATGAGTATATTTACTCGTTCAGATGCTTTCGTTCTTCATCGTCCATTTGATGGTGGTGTTCAACTAGGTAACTTTAATCCAACTCATGGTGCTTCGGTTTCTCGTCAAACTAAAAAATACATGCGATACCAGTCTGGTAAAGGATTGCTCTGGTCTTCAGGTGTTTTGTTTAATCCTGTTATTAACCTTGATCAAATTTCGGCAGCAAATACTACTGTTGGTTCTCTAATCACTGTTACCACTGAAATTGATCATGGTCTGCAAGCGGGTGCCACAGTCAATATTGCAGGTGTTTTAACATCAGGTTACAATAATACATATACTGTTAATAGTATTGTTTCAGAAACAGTATTTACTGTTGTTGCTGCATCTGTGTTAGGATCTGCCACTGCCGTTATCACATCCTTTCCTCGTGTCACTTGCGTTGCTTGGTCAGGATCTACTGTTCGTTGTGGTCCATTTGATGAACAAAACGGAGTGTTCTGGGAATTTGATGGTAGAGAATTAGCTGTTGTTAAAAGATCTTCTACTTACCAATTATCTGGTTTTATCACAGTGACAGCAGCATCGCAAGCAGTTACTGGTACATCATGTAGATTTACTCAGCAATTAAAACATGGAGACAATATTGTTATTCGTGGTATGACCTATAAAGTTGGGACTATTACTAATGATAATACTATGACAATTAACCCAGAATATCGTGGTGTCACTAATGCAACTTCAATTAAATATTCTCTAACTTCTGATCAAAGAATTCCACAGTCTCAATTTAATATTGACAAACTAGATGGAACTGGATTTTCTGGTTTCAATGTTAGTTTAAACAAAATGCAAATGATGGGTATTTCTTACTCATGGTATGGTGCTGGTTTTATTGATTTTATGATGCGTGGTGCAGATGGTAATATGGTTGTTGCGCACCGTATGAAACAAAATAATATAAATGATGAAGCGTATATGAGAACTGGTAACATGTCTGTTCGTTATCAAGTTAAAAATGAATCTGCAGTTTCTACTTTGGCCACGGCTATTAATAACAGTCACACTACTGGTTTAGTTCTTGCTGACGCATCTCGTTTCCCAACAACTGGCGGAACAGTATTAATTGACTCTGAACTAATTAACTATACTGGTGTTTCTGGTAATACTTTAACTGGATTGAGTCGTTCTGCTTCTATGACACAATATGTTGGTGGTAAATCTCAAACATTTACAGCAGGTGCTGCAGCAGCCCACGCTGTAGGTAATAATCAAACAGCTGTTTGGTTAGTCTCTTGCACCTCTTCTCCTACTATTTGTCACTGGGGATCTTCATATATTATGGATGGTGGTTTTGATAGTGATCGTGGTTACTATTTTAACTATACTGCACTCAATCAAACATTAACACCTGGACAAACAAAAACAGCGTTCTTTCTTCGTTTGGCTCCTTCAGTTTCTAACTCAATATCTGGAACCCTTGGTGAAAGAGATCTTATTAATAGATCTTTATTATTACTACAAAAATTACAAGTACAATCAGATAAATCTGTTCAAGTATATGCTATTTTAAATCCAGGTAATATTGACGCATCAACACTAACATGGACTTCTGTCAATACTGTTGCTCTTGGATCTCAACCATCATTTGCACAGATTTCTACATATGATACAACTGCTGCAACTCCAGGTGAGCAGATCTTCTCAACTCTTGGTCAACCAGATGGATTTTCTGAAATTGACTTATCGAATTTAAAAGAATTATCTAATTCTTCAATTGGTGGTTTTAGTAATTTCCCAGATGGTCCCGATGTTTTGGCTATTGTTGCTAGACCACTACCAACTGGAATAACATCGTATGAAGTTGGACACACTTCTAATACTTCGTATCGTTTAAATGGGTACGCAGATCCAGCAATAACAGTTATTAGAGGACAGACATATACGTTTAATATAAATGCTACTGGGCATCCATTCTGGATTAAAACTGCAGCAACAACTGGTACTGGTGATGCATATAACACTGGGGTGACTAATAACGGAGAAGATTATGGTACAATAACTTGGACTGTTGATATAGATGCACCAAACACATTATATTATATCTGTCAAAACCATAGTGCCATGGGTGCAACAATTAGTGTTGTTGATGGAACTGCAGCCAATGTAAGCATTAACTTATTCTGGTCAGAAGCGCAAGCATAAATATATCAAAAGAGGAATTATAAATGTCATCCCAAGTACAATTTAGAAGAGGTACAACCACACAAAATAATGCATTCACTGGAGCGCAGGGTGAGTTGACCATCGATACTGATATAAAAACAATTAGAATCCACGATGGAACTACTGCAGGTGGTGGTGCAACTGTTGTGACTCTTGCTGCTACTCAAACATTAACCAATAAAACACTTTCTACCAGTTCAATTTGGAATGGTAATGCTATTGGTTTATTATATGGTGGTACTGGATCTTCTTTAACTGCAGCTGCTGGCGCAGTTGCATATTCTACTTCAAGTGGATTAGCTCTTACTGCTTCAGGTGGTTCTGGTCAACTATTACAATCTGCTGGAACTTCTTCTCCAATTTGGGTTAATGCTTCTTCTCTTACTACTGGTACTGCAACTAATGCTACTAATGCTGTAAACATTGCTGGTGGTTCTGCTGGTTCTCTAGTTTATCAAACTGATACTAACACTACTGGATTTATTGCTGCAGGAAGTTCAGGGTATCTTCTTAAATCCACTGGTGCTTCTACTGCACCAACATGGGTCACTCCAGACATTACACTAGGTACAACTGTAGTTTCTGTTGGTAATACACAAACATCTTTTGCTGGTATTACTTCTGTAACAATGGGTAATGGAAGTTATGGTGGTGGAACAGTTGGTTCTATAACTGGTGCTGGTCCATTCACAGCAACAATTACTGGTATATCATCAACTACTGGTATTTCAGTTGGACAAAATATTACTGCTACTCCAGGTACTGGATCTTTCTTTGGTGGATCACCTACTAGCGTAGTAGTGGCAAGTATTGTTTCTGGAACAAGCATTACTATAACAGTTACTGGTGGAACAACACCAACTGCTGGTACTGTTACTTCTATTACTACTCTTGGATTCTTACAAGTTCCAACTGGAACTACTGCACAAAGACCATGGGTTCCAGCAAATGGTATGATTCGTTATAACTCTACTCAATCTACATTTGAGGGTTATTCTTCTGCTGCTTGGTCATCTCTTGGTGGTGTTAAGTCTGTTGATGGATTTACTTTTATTCAAGCAGAAACATCTGCTGGTGCATCAAATGGTGACTTAGATTTCTACGCTGAGAATGCTGGTGGTGATGCAGCGACTCAAGTTGGTCAATGGAATAGAACAAACCTTAAAGATTATACTGGTACGCTAGTTGGAACACAAACTACACAGAATGTGTTTAACGCAACTGCCACTACTGTTAATGCCTTCGGTGCTGCAACTGCTCTAAATCTTGGTGCAGCGACTGGTACACTAACTGTAGCAAATACTACTTTAGCTGCAAAAGCAATTACAGCAAGCACTACTCTTGGTGTTACTGGAATCACTACTCTTACTGGCGCATTAAATGCTAATGGTGGTATTGCTGTTGATACCAGTGCGTTTACTGTTGCAGATACAACAGGTAATACTGCCATCGCTGGAACTCTTACTGTTACTGGTGCGACTGTCCTTAATGGTGGTCTTACTATGGACACTGATAAGTTTACAGTTGCTGATACAACTGGTAATACTGCCATCGCAGGAACTTTAACAGTAACTGGTGCGACTGTCCTTAATGGTGGTCTTACTATGGACACTGATAAGTTTACAGTTGCTGATACAACTGGTAATACTGCAATTGGTGGAACACTAGCAGTAACAGGTAACCAAACAAACACTGGCGACTTGGCTGTTAATGGTGGTGATATTACTACTACTGCCACTACATTTAATCTATTAAACGAAACTGCCACTACTCTAAACATTGGTGGTGCAGCAACTACTGTTTCTATCGGTGCTGCAACTGGCACGCTAACAATCAATAATGCAAATACAGTTATTACTGGTAACTTAACTGTAAACGGCACAACTACTACTGTAAATTCAACCACTGTTGAAATTCAAAACGCATTTGTGTTTGAGGGTGCTACTGCTGATGGCTTTGAAACAACATTATCTACAGTAGATCCTACTGCAGACAGATCAATACTTTTACCTAATGCTAGTGACACTTTAGTTGGTAAAGCAACTACTGATACGCTAACAAACAAATCTATTAGTTTAACAAACAATACAGTTACATTTACTTCATTAGAATTAAAGACTGCTTGTTCTGATGAAACTGGTTCTGGTGATTTAGTTTTTGCTACTAGCCCAACGCTAACTACTCCTGTACTTGGTGTTGCTACTGCGACTTCTGTTAATAAGGTAGCGTTTACTGCTCCAGCAACTGGTTCTACACTAACTATTGCTGATGGTAAAACATTAACAGCAAGTAACTCGCTGACATTCACTGGTACTGATGCTACTTCTTTCGCATTCCCAGGAACTAGCGATACTGTTGTTACAGTAACTGCAACTCAGACATTAACTAATAAAACTCTTACTAGCCCAACCTTTACTGCTCCAGTTCTTGGAACTCCAGCATCTGGAACATTAACCAATGCAACTGGTCTTCCAGTCGCTACAGGTATTTCTGGGCTTGGTACTGGTGTTGCTACCTTCTTGGCTACACCATCTTCAGCTAACCTTATTTCTGCTATTACAGATGAGACAGGTACTGGTGCTTTAGTATTCGGCACTAGCCCAGCAATTACTACTTCACTAACAACACCAAGCACTTCGTTTGATCTTATCAATACAACTGCTACTACGCTTAATATTGGTGGCGCAGCAACTACAATGACTATTGGTTCTGGTGCTACTGGTGCAACAGCAACCTTCCAGAAAAATGTTACAATCGTTGGTAACTTAACTGTTCAAGGAACAACAACCACAAATACATCTAATACACTAACAGTTAGTGATTCTGTTGTTTATCTTGCAGATGGTAATACTGGTAATGCATTAGATATTGGTCTGATTGGAGAATATACTGCTACTGGTGTTAAGTATGCTGGTTTAGTTAAAGATGCTACTGATAGTATTTGGAAATTCTTTAGTGCGCCTACAAATGCTCCAACTGCTGGTAGTACAGTAGATTTTACTGGTGCAACTTATGACTCAATTAAAGTTACTGGTGTTAACAAAGTTACTATTACTGAACCAGCATCAGCAGTTACATTAACTCTTGCTTCTGGATCAACATTTCAAACAGCGGGTTCTGTTTCTCATGATGGTGCGTTTAGCCAGACTTTTACTGCCACTGCCAATACATCTGTCACACTTCCAACAACTGGCACTCTAGCGACATTGGCTGGTTCTGAAACATTTACCAACAAGACTTTAACTAGTCCAACGCTAACAACTCCTGTTCTTGGAACTCCATCTTCTGGTACTCTTACAAGTTGTACTGGACTTCCATTAAGTACTGGTGTTACTGGTACACTACCTGTTGGGAATGGTGGTACTGGTGTTACAACTTCTACTGGTTCTGGTAATGTAGTTCTTTCTACTTCACCAACTCTAACTACTCCTGTTTTAGGTACTCCATCTTCTGGTACTCTTACTAGCTGTACTGGTCTACCAATTTCTACTGGTGTTTCTGGTTTAGGTACTAGCGTTGCTACTGCTCTTGCAGTAGCTGTTGGTTCTGCTGGAGCATTTGTTACATTTAATGGTGCTCTTGGTACTCCTTCTTCTGGCACATTAACGAATGCCACTGGTCTTCCAGTTAGTGGAATTGATGCATCGACATCAACTGCGCTTGGTGTTGGTAGTATTGAATTGGGTCATGCTACTGATACAACTATTGCTCGTTCTTCAGCTGGTGTTATATCTGTTGAAGGTGTAATTGTTCCAACTGTATCGTCAACAAATACTTTAACTAATAAAACTTTAACTCTACCAATTATTGGTAGCACTGGTGCAGTATTTAATGGATCTACTTCTGGTACGACTACTGTTCTTGCCACTGCCACTGCTGGTACAACTACTTTAACTTTACCAGCTGCTACAGATACATTAGTCGGTAAAGCTACTACTGATACACTTACCAATAAAACCCTTACTAGTCCGACTCTGACTACTCCTGTCCTTGGTACTCCATCTTCTGGTACATTAACAAGTTGTACTGGTCTACCAATTTCTACTGGTGTTTCTGGTTTAGGTACTGGTGTTGCAACTGCTCTTGCTGTTAATACTGGATCTGCTGGAGCAGTAGTATTATTTAATGGTGCTCTTGGAACTCCGTCTTCTGGAACATTAACTAACTGCACTTTCCCAACACTAAATCAGAACACAACTGGTTCTGCAGGGTCAGTTGCTAATACTCTAACAATTGGTACTGGTTTATCAGGAACATCCTATAATGGATCTGGTGCAGTTACAATCGCTTTAGCAAACACTGCGGTTACTGCTGGTTCTTATACTGCTTCAAGCATTACAGTTGATGCCCAAGGTCGTATCACTGCAGCATCAAGTGGAACTTCTGGTGTTCCAAATGCTTCGACTCAAGTATCTTCTCTTGGTGTTGGAACTGCTGCATCTGGTACTACTGGTGAGATTCGTGCAACTGATGCAATAACTTCTTTCTACTCTGACGATCGTTTGAAGACTCGTACTGGTAATATTCAAAATGCTCTTGCGAAAGTTCTTTCTCTTGATGGTTTCCATTACCACGCAAATGAAACTGCAGTAGCATTGGGTTATGATGCTTCTCAACAACATGTTGGTTTATCTGCTCAGCAAGTTCAAGCGGTTCTACCAGAAGTTATTGCTCCTGCTCCAATCGACCCACAGTATATGACAATGCACTACGAACGATTAGTTCCTTTGCTAGTTGAAGCAATTAAAGAACAACAAAAACAAATCGAAGAACTTAAAGCAAAGTTAGGTAACTAAAATGGCTGCTGTCTCTACCAGAACTGGATTAAAAGAATACGCATTAAGAGCACTGGGTGCGCCAGTGCTTGAGATCAATGTGGACGATGATCAAATCGAAGATCGAATTGATGAAGCATTAGACTATTGGAAACTATACCACTATGAAGGTGTGGAGCAGATCTATCTTAAACAATTGATTCGTGCTTCTGAGATAACTCTTTCTGCTTCTGTGGCAACTACCTTTGCTATTGCTGAGGTTATTACTGGAGCAACGAGTGGTGCTACTGCTGAAGTTTGCCGAGAATCTCAAAGGGCATCTTCTGGTACTTTATTGTTAGTTAGAAATGTTGTTGGTACATTTACTGCAGGTGAAGCTATTACTGGTTCAGCAGGACATAATGCAACATTATCTTCTATCACACTTCGTGAATACGATAATCGTTATATTGAAATTCCAGACTATGTTTGGGGTGTTACTCAAATTATATCTGCAGGACAAGCATCTTCTTCAAAGAACATTTTTGACTTGCAGTACCAACTAAGATTAAATGACTTGTATGATTTAACATCTACATCTTTAATCTACTACAAAACAGTTATGTCACACTTGGCATTGCTTGACTTTGAATTAAATGGTCATCAAAGATTTAGATTTAATCGTTTGAATGGTCATTTATACCTAGACGCAAACTGGGCAACAGACTTTATTCTTGGCGATTATATTATCGTTCAAGCATATCGTCCAATGGATCCAACAACATGGTCTAAAGTTTATAACGAAATCTGGTTGAAACATTATGTTACTGCATTGTTTAAGAAACAATGGGCAACTAACATTAAGAAATTCTCTGGCATTCAACTTCCAGGTGGTGTAACTTTAGATGGTGATAAACTTTACGATGAAGCCACTACAGAAATTAAAGATCTTGAAGACGAACTACAGAATAAGTCAGCACCCCTAGATTTCTTCATGGGATAATAGATGCCTACTAATGTTTATTTTTCTCATGGTACAAAGAATGAGCAGTACCTAATTGAAGATCTCATTATCGAATCTCTTAAGATTTACGGTAATGAGTTCATGTACATCCCAAGAACATTAGTTTCTAAAGATGAGATTCTTGGTGAAGATCGTTTATCTAAATTTACATCTTCGTTTCCAATTGAAATGTACTTTGAGAATGTAGACTCACTTGACGGACAAGGTGCATTCATTCAAAAGTTTGGTCTGATGATGGAACAGTCAGCTACATTGGTAGTTGCTCGTCGCAGATGGGATCAATTGGTTGGTCGTTATGGTCAAGCAATACTTCCTAATCGTCCATGTGAAGGCGATTTAATTTACTTTCCATTGACTAAAGGTTTGTTTGAGATTAAATTTGTAAAACATCAAGATCCATTCTATCAACTTGGTAAGCTATATGTGTTTAAGTTGCAGATTGAATTGTTCCAGTATGCTTCTGAGAAAATTGATACTGGCATCTCAGATATCGATGCGTTTGAAACTCTGAAAACATTCACTACAAATACTACAAGATCTCCAAATGGAGAAGTCACTTCTATTACAGTAACTGCTGCTGGTTCTGGATACACTTCTGTTCCAACAGTATCCTTTACTAGTTCAACTGGTTTTGGTGCCACTGCAACTGCTGTTCGTGGAACTGGTGCTAATGCCAATAAAATTGTTAGCATCACTGTAACTAATCCAGGATCTGGATACCAAACTGCTCCAGTTATATCATTTACTGGTGGTGCTGGTTCTGGTGCTACAGCAACTTCTTCTATTGATATTAATATTGATAAGCCAGAATCTTTCGGTGACAACAACAAGTTTAAAACAGAAGCACAGGATGTATTGTTTAGTGTAACAAACCCATTCGGCGAAATTGATATAGAGAATAACCCATAATGTTAAACAGTAATGTATACTATCACGGAATAATCCGCAAGTGCATCGTAGGATTCGGTTCACTATTCAGCGACATCTATATTGATCGTCGTGAAGGTGATTCTGTAACTGGTACTGTTATCCAAAGATTACAAATTCCTCTTGCTTATGCTCCAAAAGAAAAATGGATTGTTCGTTTAGACCAAGATCCATCTTTGGAAAATAATGTTTACACTACTCTTCCAAGAATGTCATTTGAGATTATTGGATACAACTACGATCCTCAAAGAAAAGTAAATCGCATGCAACAGTTGAAGTGTGGTGATGGTACTGGTTCAGTATCAACCATGTATACTCCTGTTCCATACAACTTAGATCTTTCTTTATACATCCTTACAAAAACGCAAGAAGATGGTCTACAAATTATTGAACAAATTCTTCCAACATTTACACCTGAGTATACATTATCAATTAATGTAGTTCCAGACATGAATGTTAAGATTGATGTTCCGATTGTTTTAAATAATGTATCAGTTCAAGATGACTACGATGGAGATTTTCAAACTCGTAGATTCGTGACACATAGTCTCAACTTTCAAATGAAGATGAATTTGTTTGGACCAATTTCTGGTCAAGGTGTTATTCAAACTGCCAATGTTAATATTGGTGAGAACGAAGACTTTAGTAATCCAAATAGAATTTATACTACAGAGGGTGATGTTACTACTGCAACAGTTGATACTGAAAGCTGGGAATTTAATTTCTAATGGCGCAAATTTATAATTCAAACTCCAATTTAAAAGCAGCTGGAGTTACCGTTGATTTTACACCTGAAGATGTAAAAGAGTACATGAAGTGTGCGGCAGATCCGATATACTTTATTGAGACTTACTGCTATATTGTTACACTGGATCATGGTCTACAGTTGTTTAAGTTGTATGACTGCCAGAAGAACAAAGTAAATGTTATACATAATAATCGTAGGGTTATCCTTATGGAAGGTCGTCAGCAAGGCAAGACGACTACCTCTGCAGCCTACATTCTTTGGTACACGATTTTCCAAGCCAACAAAACTGTGGCTATCCTTGCGAACAAAGCAACTGCTGCACGTGAGGTTTTAGATCGTTATCAAACAATGTATGAGTTGCTGCCAAAGTGGATGCAACAAGGTGTCACAACTTGGAACAAAGGTGACATTGAACTAGAAAATGGTTCAAAGGTATTCACTGCTGCAACTGGTAAGTCTGGTATTCGTGGTAAGTCAGTAAATATGTTGTATGTTGACGAAGCAGCCATTATTCCAAACAACGTGGCAGAAGAATTCTTTACTTCAGTTTACCCAACGATCTCCGCTGGTCAGACTACTAAAATTCTACTGTCATCAACTCCACTAGGTTACAATCACTTCTGGAAGTTTTGGACAGATGCTGAAAAAGGTAGAAATGGATTCATTAATCTATTCATACCTTACTGGGAAATTCCAGGTCGTGATGCAGCATGGGCTGCAGAGCAAAAGGCACAGCTTGGTGAACTTAAATTTACTCAAGAGGTTCTTTGTAACTTCTTAGGTTCTTCTCTTACTTTAGTTCGTGCTGATACAATTTCTAAAATGAGTCCAGATACTATCATTTATCAAAAAGATGGACTAGATGTATATGTAAACCCACAAGCTGGTCATTCTTATGTTATGGTATGTGATATAGCGAAGGGTGTTGGTGGTGACTACTCGGCATTTCAAGTGATTGATATTACGGAAGTCCCTTATAGAATGGTTGCAAAATATAGAAACAACGAAATTAGTCCGTTGCTCTATCCAAATGTTATATACAAAGTTGGGAATGACTACAATCAGGCATGGGTTTTAATAGAAATTAATAGTTCTGAGCAGGTGGCTCATATTCTGTATTCAGAAATGGAATACGAAAACCTCTTATTTGTAACAAGACATGCTCTGGGTCAAACAGTTTCGGGTGGTTTTGGTGGCGGTAAAACACAATTGGGTGTCAATACCGATAAGAAGATTAAACGAATTGGGTGTCATAATTTTAAAGCACTCGTTGAGGAAAACAAACTTATTATAAATGACGCTGATACGATCTCTGAAATCTCGACCTTTATCGAGAAAAGGGGTTCATATGAGGCTGACGAAGGTTATCATGATGACTTGGTAATGCCTCTGGTATTGTTCGGATGGCTTACAACTAACAGTTATTTTAAAGACCTAAATAATGTTAATCTACGAAATATTATGTACGCTAAACAAATGCAAGCGATTGAAGAAGAATTAACACCATTTGGATTTTATGAAGATGGAAAACCAGAAAAGGCTCCATTAAACTTCTAGAAATCTTGTAAAAACTAAATAAAATGTAGACATGTAATTGTCTAGGTAAAACTTATTAACAAGGAGAAATACAATGCCGTTTCAACTATCTCCAGGCGTTGCAGTCGTAGAAAAAGATTTCACTTCTATCGTTCCAGCCGTATCATCTTCAATTGGTGCGTTTGCTGGTGCATTCCAATGGGGTCCAGTAATGGAACCTGTTACAGTTAGCTCGGAGAACGATTTAGTTCGTCGCTTCGGTGGACCAAACGATAGCAATTTTCAATCTTTTTTCACTGCTGCAAACTTCCTATCATACACAAATAATCTACTGCTAGTTCGTGCCGATGCTGGACACTTGAATGCGGTTGCGACTACAACTGGCGGACTAGGAACTTTAACAGTCAATGCAGGAGGATCGGGTTACACTTCTACTGCAGCTGCTCCTGCCGTTACTGTTGGTGCGCCAGATATTGCTGGTGGAACACAAGCAACTGCTACTGTAACTTTAACTGGTGGTACTATTACTGCTGTTGCAGTTACTAGTGGTGGCGCAGGTTATTCATCTGCTCCAACAGTTACAATTACTACTGCAGCTGGTGATACTGGTTCTGGTGCTACAGCAACTGCTACTATAGTTTCTAATGCCGTTACTGCTATTACTATCACTGCAGCTGGATCTGGATATAAAGCTGCTCCAACTGTAACATTATCTGGTGGTGGTTTCAGTTCTGCAGCAGTTCTTGGTGCAGTAACAGTTTCTTCTTCTGCTATTGCCACTGTAGCGATTGTTACTGCTGGAACTGGTTATTCTACTTTCCCATCAATTACTGTTGCTGCTCCTCCATCTGGAACTACTGCAACTCTTGCTGGTACTATCTCAACTGCTGGTTTAAAAATCATCAACACAGAAACTTACAACAATCAGTTCTCAGGTGGTGCTGGTGTTGTTGGACTTTGGGCAGCAAGATATCCAGGAAGTCTTGGAAACTCATTAAAAGTTTCTATGGCAGACTCTGCTACCTTTGCTGCTTGGGCTTATGCAGCTGAGTTTGATGGTGCTCCAGGAACTTCTCCTTATGCAGCATCTGTTGGTGGATCTTCAGACGAATTGCACGTTATTGTTATCGATGAAGATGGACTATGGACTGGTACACAAGGTTCTGTTCTAGAAAGATTTGCATTCGTATCAAAAGGATCTGATGCTAAGAAATCAGATGGCACTAATAATTTCTATAAAGATGCCATTAATGCTCGTTCAGAATATATTTACTGGATGGATCATAGCACAGTATTAACTAATGCTGGTACAACATGTGCTGCCAAGACTTTTGTAAATCTATCAACTGCAAGCACTCTTTCATTATCTGGTGGTACTGATGACTTTGCTTTAACTGATGGCGAAAAAACAGCTGCCTTTGAATTATTTTCAAATGCTGAGCAGTATGATGTCAGCCTAATTATGTTGGGTAGAGCATCATCAACTGTTGCTCAATATGTAATTAGCAACATCGCTGAAGTGCGTCTTGATTGCGTTGCCTTTATTTCTCCACAGAGCACTACTACTGGTGATATTATCGTCGGTTCTTCTGCCACTGAAATTACTGCAATCACTACATACCGTGACGCATTGTCAAGCACTTCTTACGCAGTGTTAGATTCTGGTTACAAATATCAATACGATCGTTACAATGACAAGTATCGCTATGTACCATTGAATGGTGACATTGCTGGTCTATGTGCTCGTACTGATTATACAAATGATCCTTGGTTCTCTCCAAGTGGTCTAAATCGTGGTCAAATTAAAAATGTTGTTAGATTGGCAACCAATCCAAACAAAACACAACGTGATACACTTTACAAGAAAGGTGTCAATCCTGTGGTAACATTCCCAGGAGAAGGTACTATTTTCTTTGGTGATAAGACTCTCTTGGCTAAACCAAGTGCATTTGATCGCATTAATGTTCGTCGTCTATTCATCGTTATGGAAAAGGCAATTGCAACTGCTGCTAAATTCCAGTTGTTTGAATTTAATGATCCATTCACTCGTGCGCAGTTTAAGAGTATTATCGAACCATTTTTACGTGAAGTTCAAGGTCGTCGTGGTATCACAGACTTTGTGGTTAAGTGTGATGAGACTAACAACACTGGTCAAGTTATAGATTCAAATGAATTTGTTGCGGACATTTTTGTTAAACCAAATCGTTCTATCAACTTTATCACTCTAAATTTTGTTGCTGCTCGTTCTGCGATTAATTTCTCAGAAATTGGTGCGTAATCTAAGATAAATAAGAAAGAACAAAAGGAGATTTAAATGGCAAATATTGCTGATTTTAAGGCACAAATGATTGGTGGCGGTGCACGTCCCAATCAATTCCGTGTCGAACTAGTATTCCCATCATATGTATCACTTGGTCCACTTGCTGGCACTCGAGCACAATTTTTGTGTAAGGCTGCTCAGTTACCTGCATCAACTATAGAAAATATTGGTGTGTTATATCGTGGTCGTCCAGTCAACTTTGCAGGCGAACGAACATTCGCACCATGGTCTGTTTCGATTTACAACGATACAACTTTTGGTATTCGCAATGCATTAGAACAATGGTCACATGGTGTACAAAATTATAATGCAACAAATGGTCGTACTAGCCCATTTGAATATCAAGT